ACGGATTCCATATGGACGATGTGTTCCAGGGCGAAAACCTAACGCCGGTCATCAATGAGTGCGACGGATTGCTCAGAGACGGCAATCTGCTGCTGGGCGACAACAATTTGCTGAAGTCGCACTTCCTCAACGTAGCGCTGAAGCAGAACGAGGAGACAAGAAAGACACGACCGGTCAAGATCGATGCCCGGTGTCATATCGACGGATTCGTGGCGGTCATTGATGCGCTTACCGTCCGGCAAAAATGGCACGAGCAAATCGGCGAACAGTTAAAAAACAAGGAATAAGGAGGACCCTAGATGGGCGCATTCAATAAGCTTTTTGCAAAAGTCAAAATGAAGAAGCAACTGGAACAGTTCTTTCAGATGCTGGACGGATATACGCCGGTATTCACGACCTACGACGGCGGCGTCTACGAGATGGAACTGACACGGGCGTGCATCCACGCTTTCGCTCTCCACTGCAGTAAGTTACAGCCGAAGGTGGAGGGCGTAGATCCGTACCATCTGCAACCGGTGTTGGAGTGGAAGCCGAATGTTTTTCACACCTGCCCGCAGTTTTTGTACAAAGCGGCCACTGTGTACAAAGCGCAAAACACCTGCTTTATCCTGCCGATCCTTGACGACTTCGATCGTGTGGCGGGCTTCTACCCGGCAGCACCGGATATGACAGAACTGCGGGAGTACGAGGGTGAGCCGTTCCTGGTGTACACCTTCGGCAACGGTGAGAAGGCGGCTGTGGAGCTGAGCCGGGTGGGAAATGTCAACCAGTATCTCTACCGGGGAGATATTATCGGCGAGGACAACAGCGCTTTGGACCCGACAATGAAACTGCTGGATATTCAGAATCAGGGCATTGCAGAGGGTATCAAGAACAGCGCCAGTTTCCGGTTTATGGCAACGATCAACAACTTTACAAAAGCCAAGGATCTGGCAGAGGAGCGGAAAAGCTGGGTCAGCGAGAACTTGGGAAGCGACGGTGGCGGTCTGGCTCTGTTCCCCAATACATACTCGAACATTCAGCAGATACAGTCTCAGGCGAAACTGGTAGACCCGGAGCAGCTGAAACTGATCCAGAACCGGGTGTTTACCTATTTTGGCACAAACGAGAAGATCCTGCTGAATCAGGCGTCCGGCGATGACTGGGCCGCCTACTATGAAGGTCAGGTGGAGCCTTTTGCGCTGCAGCTTTCTCAGGCGATGACCTGCATGGTTTACAGTGCAAACCAGAGAAGCCGCAAGAATGCGATCTTCTGGAGCGCCAACCGGATGCAGTATATGACAAACGCCCACAAACTGCAGGTCAGTAGCCAGCTGTTTGATCGCGGCATTCTGAGCACCAACGACGTTATGGACATCTGGCATCTGCCACACGTCACGGACGGCGACAAGCGGTATATCCGAAAGGAATACACAGAGGTTAGCCAACTTAACAGAGAGCCATTGCTGGAACCTGAGAATCCCGAGGAGGCTAAAACAAAGAAGGAGGAAACAAAAGAATGACCCCGAATGAAAAAACCAAGTTTAAGGCGCAGGCGCAGGCCCGCGCCTTTTCTGTTGCAGTACCGGACGATGCGGGCGCAAAGCGTATTGCATCGGATCACTACGTAGAAGGCTTTGCCGCCCGGTATGAGCCTTACGAGTTGTACCGGGACATTAACGGTGAGCCGGTATATGAGCGCTTCGAGCGCGGATGTTTCGACGGTTGCGATATGGGCGACATCATTTATCAGCTGAACCACGAGGGCCGGGTGTTTGCCCGGACAAGCAATGACAGTCTGATCGTAGAGCCGCAGGAGAACGGCTTGTTCTTCGCGGCAGATCTGAGCCGTACCAACGCCGCCCGGGATCACTACGACGACGACATCAAAACCGGCATGATCACGAAGATGAGCTGGCGCTTTGCGGTAGGCGAATACTACTTCGATCAGGAGACCCGGACAATCGTTCACACCAAGGTCCGGAAGATCTACGACGTTTCCGCGGTGAGTATTCCCGCAAACGACAACACAGAAATCAGCGCTCGCGCTTGGGTCGACGGAGTGATCGACCTCGCAGCCCGGAGAGAGGCAGAGCTTGATGAAAGACGCAGAAAACTGCACACAAAAATCAACATCACATTAGGAGGAATTTATCATGGATCGTATCAATGAAATTCAGGCCAGACTGGCCGAAATCGACGCCGCGATCGACAGCGCCACCGGTGAGGCTTTCACCGCTCTGGAGACCGAGGCCCGAGAACTGAACGAGGAACTGAGGGGTCTGGTCGACGAGGCTCAGCGCCGTCAGAACCTGCGCGCAAGCATTGCCGCAGGCGCCGGCAATCCCGCTCCCCAGCAGCCTGCCGCAAACCCTGCCGCAGAGCAGAGAGCCGCGGACGAGTTTGCCAAGACCCGCCGCATGAATGTCGGCGCAGAGCAGGCTCGCTCTGTGCTGGTTTCCAGCGGTGATCTGGTACAGCCTACCAAGGTCAGCGGTATCAACGACACGCCCGGCGCCAAGGTGTCCAGCATTATCGATCTGGTCAAGGTCGAGAACTGCACCGGCATGGGCAGCCATCGCGTGGCATACGTCGATGAGGACGCCGCCGCCGCAGGCACCCAGACCGAGGGTGAGGCCGCCGCTGCGGGCGCTCTGGGTACTTACAAGTACGTAGACATCAAGCCCGAAAGCGTGGCGGTTATCGACTACATTTCTAAGCAGGCCAAGAAGCAGACCTCTCTGCAGTACAAGGCCAAGGTGCAGGCTCAGGCTATGATCGCACTGCGCAAGAAGGCGGCGGTCATCGTAACCAACGCCCTGACCAATTCTGCATTGGTGGCGGTTGCTGCCGGCTCCGGCGAGGCTATCGGCCCCAAGACTCTGCGCAACATTGCGCTGAGTTACGGCGGCGACGAGTCCGTCGTCGGCGGTGCTTACCTGTTCCTGAACAAGGCCGACCTGATGGCTTTCGGCGATGTTCGCGGCACCAACGAAAAGAAGGCCCTGTACGAGATCACTCCCGATGCCGCCAATCCCAACACCGGCATTATCAAGGAGGGCGGTCTGCCTGTGCGCTACTGCATCAACAGCAATCTGGCTGCCGGTACTCTGTACTACGGCAATCCCCAGACGCTGGAGCTGGACCTGTTCTCTGACTACGAGATCGCGGTCTCCGAGGACTTTGCTTTCGATAAGCTGATGGACGCCATCCGCGGCGACGTGGAACTGGGCTCCGAAGTCGTGGTCAAGGGCGGCTTCGTGAAGTACGCCACTGCCTGAGAGCAACACAAGAGCGGGGCGCAATAGCCCCGCTCATTTATTCCAGGAAGGAGAAACCGTATGACGACTATTGAAAAGATCAAGACCGACCTGCGGATCACACACAGCAAACTGGACGAGGAGATCCAGTCGGACATCGAGGCCGGTATGGCCGACCTGCGACTCGTTGGCATTATCCATGCGGATGAGTCCGATCCGCTGATCCAGAACGCCCTGAAGCTGTGGTGCCGGTCTCTTTACACAGACGATACCGCCAAGGCCGCAGAATGGCTACGGCGCTATGAAGCGCTCAAGGCCTGCCTGATGATGGCAGAGGGGTACGGTTGGAAGGAGAGTAGCGATGAATGAGGTTGCGATTCTAATCAAGCGCACCTATGACGGTGCGACCCGGGTGGAGAATCAGAGAGAAGTGCTCTGCGGCTTCCGCAGTATCGGTATGAAGGAGTTCTACTCCGCCAATTCTACGGACTTCCGCCCGGAACTCAAGCTCGTACTGGCGGACTACCTGGACTATGACGATGAGACACTGGTGGACTACAACGGTCAGCGATACCGGATTCTCCGGACATACCGGGCCGGGCAGGAACTGGAGTTGACGCTGGAGCGGGCGCCGAAAGAGGAGAGTGGTCTGGATGGCTAATACCACCATCAAGGCTTCAGACCTCGGCTCGGCGATCGCTGAACAACTGGGCCTCTACCGCACGGAAGTGATCGAGGAAGTAAACGCCGCCGGAGAGCGGGCCGTCAAGAAACTGGTCAAACTGACCAAGAAGACGGTGCCGAAGGATAGCGGAGATTTTTCCAAAAGCATTACCTACACGGAGGAGGAGAAGCCAGTGACAGGCGACAAGGAATTTACCTGGGGAGCAAAAGCCCCGCACCACCGTTTGACCCACCTACTGGTGAATGGTCACGCGACAGTAAACGGTGGGCGGGTGGAAGGCGACCCGTTCCTTGAGGATGCGCTGGCAATCGTACTGCCTGAGTATGAGGAAGAAGTGGAGGAGGCGCTGAAAAATGATTGAAACAATTTTAACGGCCGCCGGCATCCCGTCTCAGGCGGCGAGGTTTCCGGATCCGCCCAAGCTTTACGCGGTCTATTTTGACAGCATAGAGACAGACGGACCGGACACCGGAGCGCCGCTCACAGCCGTACACGACTGCACAGTGGAGCTTTATGTGCCCAGTATCAAGGCGGGCGACAGCGCTTTGAACGGGCTGAAGGCTGAGCTGGACAGACGTGGCATCCGGTACACCACCCAAGGCTGGTATTGGCTGAGCGCGACACAGCGATATCAGGAGATCATCGAATTTACGTACACCGAAAAACTTTAACAGGAGGAAATCAACATGAGAACTGATCCCGATAAGATCACCCTCGGCTCCGGCAAGGCGTACATCACGGAGTACACCGGCACGATGCCCGAGGTTACGACAATCTGTGCGGAGAACAATTTGCTCGGCAAGATTCAGGGCGGCGCAGAACTGACCTACACTGCAGAGACCCACGAGGAGAGGGACGACCTGGGCACCGTGGCCAAGGTGATCGTTACTTCCGAGGAAGCCATCCTGAAGTTGGGCCTGATCACCTTCAACGGTAAGACCCTTGCAAAGTTGGCGGACCGCTGTTCTGTCACCGAAGAATCCGGCAAACGCACGCTGAAGATCGGCGGCGCGGGCAATGCTCAGGGCAAGGAGTGGGTCGTTTGCTTCCATCATCACGATGCCGTCGATGGCGACATCTGGGTGCTGGTACGCGGCTCCAATCAGGCTGGCCTGACCCTGACCTTCGCGGTCGATGCAGGCACCAAGATCGAACCCGAGTTCAAGGCCCTGCCTTGCGACGACAATGGCACCCTGATCACCTACATCGAGGAGATCAAGGCCGCCGGCTGAGAAACCTAAAAGCGGGAGGTCTTAGTGCCTCCCGCTAATTTTGTATTGAGGTGAACATATGGAAGAGGTATTGAATTTTAACAGACACCGTCCGCCGATCCTAAAGGTGGAGATGCTGGACGACGACAACACAGTCCTGCACATCGTACCGCCCACCGTGGACTTGCAGGAGGAGCTGCGGACCAAAGCCGCGGACCTCAACGCCATGTTTACTGGCACCGATGAGGAGAAGCGCGCCGGTATGTGGGATCTTGCCGCCCGGCTGATGAGCTGCAACCGGAATATGCTCAAGATCACCCCGGAGCTTTTACGCACCACCTACCGCCTGGATGAAGAGGATCTGGTGGTATTCTATGAGGCCTATGCGGGCTTTGTACGCAGAATTGAAACAGCAAAAAACTGATACTCCCGCAGCAACCCATGGCGGAGGCTGCGGGACGTCATGACTATATCACCACCTCGTGGGGCAGACGGCTGGTCGCAGAATATACCGGCCTAAATTTCCACCAGGTGGGACAACTCGATTACGGCACATATCTGCTCTGGCGGAGGGATGCATATATCAGCAGCCTGAGCCGCACGGAAGAAGGACGTCAATATCTTGACGACTGTTGGAGAATGGAGCAGACGAAGCCGGATCGGGCAGCACTAAGAAGAAAATTTGGAAGGGAGGCCTCTTCTGGTGGCAAACAAGGCACTTAAGGGATTAACGATCAAGATCGGTGGCGATACCTCCGAACTGACGAAGGCGCTAGATGGCGTAGAAAAGCAGGGAAGAAGTCTGTCTGGAGAACTGGGACAGATCAATAAACTGCTGAAGCTAGACCCGAAAAACACCGAGCTGCTGGCCCAAAAGCAGAAGGTGCTGGCCGGTGCAATCAGCAGCACCGAGAAAAGGCTGGACACCTTGAAAGAGGCGGAGAAGCAAGCCCAAGAGCAATTCGCAAAGGGAGACATCTCCGAGGAGCAATACAGAGCCCTCCAGCGGGAAATTATCGCGACTGAGAACAAACTCGACAAGTACAAAAAAGCCGCCAAGGAGACCGAGGATGCCGTCGAGAACCTGGGAAAAGAATCCGGAGAAGCGGCGGACAAGATCGAAGAGCAAGGCAAGGAGACGGAAAAGACAAAAAAGGAGACAGAAGACCTTGACGATTCTGCCGGCGACTTAGCCAAGGGAGGCCTTGCCGCTTTGGCAGGTGCCGCTGTAGCAGCTACAACGGCCATCGTGGCCCTTGCAGAGGGAACCCGCGAATATCGCACCGCGATGAATCGTCTGGATGTAGCTTTCCAGGATGCAGGCTTTAGCGCGGAAACAGCCACGCAGACATATGAGGAGCTGCAGAGCGTCCTGGGCGAAACAGACCAGGCGGTCGAGGCATCCAACCTGCTGGCAAAATTCTGCGACACCGAGGAAGAACTCAAGGAAATGACGCACGCGCTCACCGGCGTGTTTGCTACTTTCCCGGATTCCCTCCCCATCGAAGCCCTGGCAGAATCGGCAAACGAAACAGCCAGAACTGGACAAATCGCCGGTAATCTTGCCGATGCGCTCAACTGGGCAGCGGCAGAGGGTGAAACCTTCGGCGTCAAAATGAGAAAAGCCACCGAGGCCAACGAGGAGTGGAACAAAAAGGTCGAGGAGGCCACAAGCGCGGAGGACTACTTCAACCTTGCCCTGGAGGAATGCACCACTCAGCAGGAGCGTCAGCAGCTAATCACCAAAACCTTGACCGATCTCTACGGCAACGCCGCGGAGCAGTACAAGAAAACCAACGCGGAAATCATCCGCTCCAATCAGGCCACCGAAAAGTGGAACAAGGCCACCGCGAAGATCGGCAAGACGGTCGAGCCGGTAATGACAGACTTCAAAGAGCTGGGCGTTACCCTGCTCGAAGATTTCGAGGAGCCGCTGGAAGATACCGCGGACTTTATCAGAACTAAACTGATCCCC